TATTCAGATCCGTAAGGTGCTGATTTTCTATTATTTTTTAAATCAGACGGTTCTAGATTCTCATTCTTAGAATGAAAATTAATAAACCAGTTTGCTTGTTGTTTATCTAACGGAGTAGCATTCTCCCTACTTTTAAACTTTCTGGCTTTCTCGATAGTAACATCTCCGCCATATGCTTTTGTAATCTTTGCTTTAAAAGTTCCAGGAGCACCGTTGTCAGTCCTCTTACCCTTATAGGTTTCCTCCATACCTTCCGGTAGGAGATCTTTTATCATGTCGTATACTAGACCGTTCAACTCCATATACTATAAATAGTTACGCTTGTAACTTAATAGATGTTGGCAATAATTGTGAGTATGGTTTAAGCTCTGGGTTTTTAAACTTAAAAATTTCGTAAAGGTGTTTAAATGTCTCTATATTCTCTTCGTAGTCCGATTCTGTCTCCTTTAACTGCCACCCTTTACCTTGGATCTTCTTACCTGTTTTATCAGCACTCCTGGTTGATGCTTTTAGCCATAAAATCCCGGTTCGTTGTACGGGAGTATCAAATAATTCAGACCAAGCTTTTCTATAACAAGCAAGCTGTAAGTCATAGGTATCGTGAAGAGCGTTGGAGGTTTTAATATCAATTAACCATAATTCATCTGCAATTTTTAAAATTAAGTCACCTGTCCCTGCAATCTGTAATTCGTCTGAAAATAAATGTACTTCTGATTCAATTAATTCAGGTTTATGTGTTTCCCAAAAGTCAGCAAACTTTAAAATCATTTTCCAAACCTCTAAGTTATACTTTACGTTTCCGTTATCGTCAATCCAGATAATCTCTTCTCCTTTTAGGTAATCCTCAATAGCATTGTGTACTTGAGTACCTTCATCTCCAGCTCTACGCATAATGATGTCGGAGTTATGACCTACGTCTTTAATCCAGCTTTCAAAGAACCTATCTTTGGGGAAATAAGAGAGTACGTAAGTTACTGACGGGTAGTAAGTATCTTCGTTTCTCTGGTAGTATCTAGAGTCTAGAATAGTAATCTGCCTTGATGTTGGGTCGGTTTGAACAATACGATTAATTCGTTTATCCTTCTTTACGTTGTTGTTTTTTTCTATCATAATTCAAATTTTTTCTCCATCAACGTTCTAAGCGTTAAGGGAGTGCTTTTATGTAATAACTTTGCAAAATTAACAAACCCTAACTCGGACGGATCCTTTTCGTTAAGATCTACTAAAAATACTTCTTTTCCATGGTTTAGCAAGGTCTCACAGTACTGTATTGCTTGCTTTAATGCATCATTATCTAATGCAATGAATATTTGTTTAACACTAGAAGATACAATCTTCTTCATAAGTTTCTCCGGCAATGTCTTCCCTAGTAGCGGAATTGCATTACGCTTAATTGCCATTGCATCAAATGTACCTTCACATAGTATAATTGGACTATCCCAGTTTATAAGTAAATCAAATCCAATAATATTTTTAGATGCTTGTGGATTCTTGTATTTTATATCGCCAGGTCCGAAGTTACGTCCTACAAAGTAGTTTAGTACTCCATTTTCATCGTAGCTTGGGATAATAATCATATCCTTGTAGCGACCTGATTCACAGTACCCTAAGCTGTATCTTTTTATATCCGTCGGTGTTATTCCTCTCTCCTTTAAGTACCTTAATGCCTGACGTACAGTAACTTCGGAACTACTGGCATCGTGGAGGGTTTTATATTCTTTAGGTAAAGCTAAAGCTTCAACTTTAACTCCATGCTCTTCCTGGTAGGAAATCTTAACGTAATTCTTAAGTTCTTGAATCTTATGATCAGGAGCTGATACTGCTTTGAAAAGACTAACTAGCTTTTTTCCTTTCTTATTACAAACCCAGCAATGCCAGTGATTAACACCTTCTTCGTTTTCTTGAAAGTTAATCTCTAATTTTGGCTTGTAGTGATTGCAGAATGGACAGTTGTACGAGTAGTTTGTACCCGATGTAGGTTTACCCGTTCCTAAAACACTACTTACTAGGTTTACTAGTAGATGATTGACCATTAACCGAATATATAAACTTAATCGGGTAAGAGCAAGTCTTTTCGGAAAAATCTGGAATTAACGTTGTCGTTGTATGAGTTTGTTTCAAGTACATCATATTTACATTGGTAAGCAATTTCATAATAAGTTAATTGTTTTTTAGAGAAACACAACTTTAAAATCTCTCTTTTAAATTTATCTTCGCCAATCTCCTTAACTTCGGCAAGTAGAGGCTTACATGAACCCCAATATTCTCTCCAATTAGATTCCTTACTAACTTTCTTTTTAGTAGGCTTTCTCCCTGGGCCGGACTGTTCAGAAATTTCTTTCTTTGTGAGTCTTTTAGTCAGTGTATTAGTAAATACTTTTCTACCAATATAAAACTTATCAGTCTCGATGTTTGTTATTCTGTAAACAAATCCGACTGCTTTTTCGTTAAATTGATATTCGTCTGTAACTTCTTTATTTTCATAAAACCAATTGGGCATATTTTTATCTATCGATGTTAATTAATATTGTTGTATCTGTTACATTATTACTTGGCAGCGGTTTCGCTAACTTACCGACTGCAATTAGATCTTGATTTTCATTATAAAGTCCAACCGTTGTAACGTATGGGTTAAAATAAGATCCTGTTGCAAAGCCATAAACGTTTCCAGAGGATCCTGAAATTAGTGATGGGTTTAGTGAGAAGTTAAACTCTGAGGGATCAAAAGTACATTTAAATTGAGTTTCGTAAAGTGTGTATGAACTGCTAAATGAACAGGTTACATTGTTGGATAGTATTATATTCTGAATGAATGGATTCGCATCTCCTCCATAAACATCGACTCCGTAAATAGCGCTTCCGTAATAGGGACCTCCTCCCTGGTTATCTTTCGTTAGTATAGCTAATCCATGTTGGTAAATAATATTACCGCAATACTCTCCATCGAGTGAAAAATACAGGTTTCCATTACTATCATCAGTAATACTTCCAGAATCTGAGGTTATTATAAAAGATCCGGGTTGAATTGTGTCTCCAAATAATTTAGAAGGTATTGAGATTACCCCTATAACAGCACTGGAAGAGGTTGGATAGTATCTTTCATATGTTAAAGTTGTTTCTAAATAGTTTTCGTATCTTCCTGCAGAACTAGCAGAACCAATTAACACGTTTCCTTCTGGGGTTGAACCTGGAAAGTTAAAAGGAACTGATACTGGGTCACCATAAATAGAGCTTAGGTAGTTTGAATAGTAAAGCTCTTTAATTGAGTTGTAGATTAATCGCTTATACTCTACTCCTACATTACCTGTAGTGTTTTCGCTTAAGTTAAATAACCCTTGAATATTTTGTCCTAACAACCTGTCAATACCAACATCAGAACCAGTGAGTTCAGCCGCTCCAACGAATCGGAAAGACTTGTTTACCTCAAAGGGCGTGACTATAATGTCGGATGCTAGTAGTTGTTTGAACGCAGTCATTCATTTTAGAAGTCAAGCTTAACTCTTACTAAAGACTCTTTTGTGAAGTCTTTAACTAGAGGTTTAGATAGTTTAGCTACAGCAAGTAATTCGTTAGTGTCGTTGTAGAATCCTACAGTGGTCATGTAGGTCTGAGGAGAATTAATAAATACGCTGTAAATAACATCCCCTGTTGATCCTGAAATAAATGAAGGATTTTCTGAGTAGTTAAACTCAGCATTTCTAGCTCTTACAAATACGTAATCAGATGATACTGTTTCTTCACTATTTACTTGGAAAGAGGCAGCTACTGATCCGGAGATTGCTCTGAATAGGGTCCCTGTATTGTCGCCATCAATGTCTGATGATCTTGAAGGGTTTAAATTAATTGATTGTGAGAGGGCTAACGGGTTTAAAATGATTGTAGCAATATCAGGTAAGAATAATCCATAAGATCCAGAAGAAGCAGAATAACCTGTTCCTCCGTTATAAGAAGTTCCGTTTGAACCAGAAATGATTTGGTAAACTCTTCCGCAATCTAAATAAGTATCTGTAGATACCATTGCAGAGTTATCTGTAAGTTGTAATACAGTAGAACCTGATAGTTTAATGTTAAATGTACCTTTTAATAAATGCTCTTTGTACCTTGCTCTATCAATAGAGATTGCCCAGAAATCAGAAGCAGTTACTGTTCCAAAAATAAATTGAGCATTTTCATCTCCGTAAACCAAGTTTCTATACTGCCCGTAAACAGTTCTAGTTGGAGATACACCGGGTACTAAATCATTAAAGTTAG